CCTGGCCTACCCCCATCAGTAAAATCTGAGCCTCCTTTTACTGGTTCTAGAGGCAGGGAAGCTCGTATGGAAAGACCCGTTTCAGACATACCTCTTAAAACTATGAGCAGCAAAATTTGGGGTGGTGCCTACTACAGCCCCTACCTGGATACTATAGGAACTAAGAAGCGACCCGGTGGCTCCGAGCTAACGTTTTCTTCAGGCGAGAAGATACCTTGGGATGAGCAAGGTAAGTACGTCCAACAGTTTAGTTCCTACCAGTACAAACAAGCTCTGGACAAAGCTGTCGAAGACTTTAAGGAAGCTGGTATCTCTCTGGATTCTTCTTTGTCGGGAAGTAAAACAGAATACAGGTTGCGTAAATGGGGCGGAAAAGGGGGTCCGGAAGATACGATAAATCCGGAGACACTGCCCGATTACTTGAAGAAACAATGGGACCAGTTGCAGGAATTTGGAATTATTTACTATAAAAAAGACTATGACCCAGCCCTTCATTTTCGGAGTGACATGATTCACGAGGGGCAGCACAGCATTCAGCACAGAACGCCCGGTTTTGAGGGCGGTGCAAACCGCCGAGAGTTTCTTAAAACAAATGTAAAAGATCGTGTAACAGGGAAGAAATTGACTGCGACTGAGATATATATGCGGACATTGGGAGAAGCGGAAGCTCGCCTCGCCGATACTCGCAGAGATTTAACCGACAAGGAAAGAGCCGAAAGATTTCCTTGGACTGAGGAGGGCGGTCTGGATCGACGCGAGGACGACCTTATTTTAAGAAAAGACCTTGGCGTGCAGAGCAAAGCCTTCGGAGGTATGGTGGATAAACCCTTGTACGGAAACGCAAGAGTGATAGGTTAAATTATGGCTGACCAAGGAAAACCTGATCTAACAGAACTTTCGGCGGCAGAATACCTTCTGTTTACGTCCCGTGCTTACGAGGGCCATGGTCGCTTAGAGGCTAGTCTTTCAAACGTGGAAGGTGCCGCTGCTCTTGTCCCCAAAGATCCAAACCTTCCTGAAGTAGCTGTGCAAGCTTCCCGAAAACTTGGACAGCCCGACAGAGCATCCTTGTCTGTTGGTTCAGATCTTCTTCGTTACTCGCGAGCATTCGAGGACAAAGACAGAGATGCCGGTGGCCCACGGACCATGGACACTGTTGAGGGTGGCGTTGGTCCTTTGAAAGGATACTATCAGCAGTCTACGCAGCCCGGTAATCGGGACTCACGGACCACGGCCTATGGCGGTCAGCTAAATTTAGGTCCCGTAAACGTGTATGCAAACCGCAGCCGCTCCAGCCAGGATGTAGTAGACCCGCGTTTCGCGCAGTATTTTCAAAACACTCGCTTCGACAATCAGACGGATAACGTAGGTCTTAATCTTCGTCTGCCCGTGGGCAGTGGTGCGTTAACCGGTGGCGTTGGTCGCGAGTTTCGAACGCAGCGGGGTCCGCAGCAGTTGCGTCAGGAAACACGGCCCACGGCCCAATCTCCAAATGTAACGACGTATAGTGCGGGCTATGAGGGTAAGGTAGGTCCGGGTCGTTTGGGTTTGCAGGGCAACTTGACCGACGTTCGCAACGTTGGCACGAACAAGTCCGTTGAAGGCTCGTATAACGTAGAGGACCCCTTTGGTTTGGGCGGAAACCTTTCCGCGACGGGTTCTTACAAGAACCCGATTGGCGGAAAAAGCGCGACGGAAGCAATGCTTCGGTATAGATTGAAGTTTGGCGGCGGCAGATAGTATGATAAGAATTTCATCTAGGAGATTTTAAGATGATGGGTAATATGATGGGCTTTCGTCCCCTTGGGTATGCCGAAGGTGGCATTGCAATGGACGACCAGACGCGGGCTGCAATAGTAGACTACATTATGAGCACGACCGGCGACACATCTGACTCTATTGCTGCGGCACTTTTTGGCCTGCCTGATGAAGATCTTTTGATGGCGCGGCAGCGGGTTGAGGAAAACGCCCTTGCGGCACAGCAGCAAAAGATGATGCAGACACAGCAGTCTTCTCCTACGATTCCGGATTTCCCCGGCGTCGTTCCGAATAACATGGGTGGTTATGACTACTACCCACCCGAGACCGGCATGGAACGGACGCTTCCGCCGACTATGGGTGTTCCGCCGGAAGGCGGCGACCAGATGTTGATTCCGCGCACTCCCGCCATTCCCGCTGGAGCCGGTGTTGGCATTATGTCGTTGGGGCGTAGATAGTCATGGCCCGTAACCCTCTTCCCCGCAGCAATTTTGGAACGGCCTCGCTTGTAGAGCGCCGCGACGAAATACCCCCTGTCGATCTGGATGTTGAAGAATCTGCGGAAGTTGACGTAGCAGATTCTACCGTCATTGAGGCTCCCGGCCTTAATATTGAACTGGAGGACGACGGCGGCGTTGTAGTGGATTTCGATCCGCGCATGGAAGCGCCGGATACGGGCGACTTTTACGACAATCTAGCCGAGACCATCGAAGATCGGGTTTCGTCCATGGTTTCTTCGGAGCTTATGGAGCAGTATGAAGCCAACAAGGACGGTCGCAAGGATTGGGAAGACGCCTATCGTACCGGACTAGAGCTTCTTGGTTTCAAATATGAAGAGCGTTCGGAGCCCTTTCGAGGCGCAACCGGCGTAACGCATCCGCTTCTTGCAGAAGCTGTGACCCAGTTTCAGGCGCAGGCTTTCGGAGAGCTTCTTCCCGCTGGTGGACCGGTTCGCACAGAGGTTTTGGGTGAGGTTACACCGGAGGCAGACAGTCAAGCAGATCGCGTTCGCCACTTTATGAATTATCAGATTACGTGCGTGATGAAAGAGTATACGCCGGAATTTGACCAGATGCTGTTCTATTTACCGTTGTCGGGTTCTACCTTCAAAAAGGTCTACTACGACGAGTTTCTGGAACGCGCCGTCAGCAAGTTTGTGCCTGCGGAACAGTTGATTGTTCCGTACACCGCGACAGATCTGGAAACCTCCGAGAACGTTACGCACGTTATCCAGATTAGCGAGAACGAACTTCGTAAGAAACAGGTAGCTGGCTTCTATCGCGATATAGAAGTGTCTGCGTCCCAGTCAGACCCGTCCGATGTCCAAGAAGAGATGGACGATATATCCGGCATTACACCCAATCACCTGGACCAAGAAGTCACGCTTCTGGAATGCCACGTTGACCTAGATCTGGAGGGCTATGAAGACATAGGGGATGATGGAGAGCCCACCGGCATAAAGCTTCCCTATGTTGTTACGGTATCCGAGAACAACGGAAAAATTCTAAGTATCCGTAGGAACTACAGACCGGACGATCCTGCGCGTAAGAAGAACCAGTACTTCGTGCATTTCAAGTTCCTGCCCGGATTTGGTTTCTACGGTCTTGGTCTGATCCACATGATTGGTGGTCTAAGCCGTACAGCAACTGCCGCACTTCGACAGCTTATTGACGCTGGTACGCTTTCCAACCTTCCTGCGGGTTTCAAAACTCGCGGTTTACGCATACGCAATGACGATGAGCCACTGTCTCCGGGCGAGTTCCGGGATGTGGATTCTCCCGGTGGTGCTATCCGCGAATCCTTGATGCTCCTGCCCTACAAGGGTGCGGATCAGACCCTGTTCCAGTTGATGGGCTTCTGTGTCGAGGCTGGTCAGCGTTTTGCAGCCGTTTCTAATCTACAAGTAGGGGACGGCAACCAACAGGCTGCGGTTGGAACAACCATAGCCATGCTGGAGCAGGGCGCAAAAGTAATGTCCGCTATACACAAGCGGCTTCACTATGCTCAAAAAGAAGAGTTTGAGCTTCTGGCTAGCGTTTTTGGAGAGTATCTGCCGCCAGAATATCCATATAACGTTGTTGGTGCGGAACGCACCATAAAAGCGGAGGATTTTGATGATAGGGTTGATGTGGTTCCTGTGTCAGACCCAAATATCTTCTCAATGGCACAAAGAGTCACACTCGCGCAAACAGAGCTACAGTTGGCGCAATCTGCGCCGGAGCTTCACAACTTGTACGAAGCGTATCGCAGGATGTATAGGGCGGTTGGTGTCAAGGACGTAGACGCTATTTTGAAACCCGTAGAACAGGGGGAGCCCACTCCTAAAGATCCGGCGCTGGAAAACTCGGAATCTTTGGAGAACCTGCCTCTAACCGTGTTTCAGGGTCAGAACCACGATGCCCATATCATGGCGCATCTTGTGTTTGGTTCGTCTCCCATGGTTTCTCAAATGCCTGTCGTAGCCATGGCTTTACAGAAACATGTCATGGAACACGTTTCGGTAAAGGCCAAAGAACAGGTTGCGTCTCAGATGCAGCAGCAGCTTCAAGGCCAACCTCCGAACGAGCAACAGGCCATGGAAATTGAAGGTATGGTAGCCGAACTGGTCGCTCAAGGTATGCAAGAAGTTAAATCGTTAAGCGCACAGATTAGCGGTGGCGGGGAACCAGATCCTCTTATTGCATTGAAGCAGCAGGATTTAGAACTTCGGGCGCAACGAGATGCCGCCGAAAACCAGATAGACCAAGCTCGTCTGTCTCTCGACCAGCAGAAAGCTCAGAACACGGCTCAGTTGGGTGCAGAAAGAATACAGTCTCAGGAAGATATCGTGGCGGCGCGGATACAAGCTGCTCGCGAACGCGAACTTATGAAACAACAAAGCCAATAGGAGATCGCTATGGCAAAGGAATCTTCAAACGCTACGAAGAAAGGCATTGTAGTCGAGGACCAGGGTTATGTTCCTTACAACGATGCAAAGGATGAAAAAACTCCGAATGTTGCAAAAGCTTCCGTGGTTTCGGGTAAGAACCGTGGCATGGGTGAAGCTATTCGGGGCGGCACTTTCAAAATTTCTTAATTTTACAGGAGATCTACAGATGAACTGGATTCTTAGTCGAATGAAAGAACCTTCCAGCTATGCCGCCGCTGGCGCAGCAGTAGTTGGTGCAGGTGTACTAGTAAATCAACCTGTCGTTATTTTGGTCGGTATTGTAGGTGGCGCGGTTGGTTTCCTGTTAAAGGAAAAAGGCGTTATCTAGCTATGTTACGGTGGATTGGGCTAGTCGCATTTGCGTTAGTTCTGTCTACCGCAACAGCTTATGCGGCGGACACTGTAACGTCTGCCACGGTAAGCAGTTCGACAGTAGTTGACAAAACACCACCCACAGCATCCAGCCCTTCGATAGTCGTTAACAATAACGACATCTGTCAAGTTGGAACCAGTGGCGCTTTGCAAACTGGTCTTTTTGGTGTGTCCGGTGGCACCACCACTCGTGATCTAAACTGCGAGAGGATTAAGCTGGCGCGGTCTGTGTTTGGTATGGGACTAAAGGTTGCTGGCATTAGTATCCTTTGCCAAGAGGTTCGTGTATTTGACGGTCTTTGGATGGCTGGAACGCCCTGCCCGTTTATGGGCCAGATTGGGGACGCGGCGAGGCAAGAGTGGGTTAAGAACCCAGAGAAAGCGCCGGAAGGTTCCATTGTTCGGTTGCAGGCAAAAGCGGAAACGATATCTTCTCAATCTCAACAGAACCCTCACGTTAATTTCCCTCAAGAAGAATGGTATGGGGGTGATTGATGCGTTGGCTTATTGCATTCCTGCTTATGTCATCATCTGCCGTTGCCGAGACGGTAACGACAACCAATGTGCTTCCGAACCTGTCCACATTTACGACAAGCGGATCCACAACATCGGCTGGTTCTGCAAGAGGCTGCTCTGCCGGAGAGTTTTGCACAGGAAATGCTACGGCTGGGGGCGGCACTTATACAAGCACGTTTGATGTTCCATTGACCGAGGGCGAGGTTCGTAGAGGCTTTACCATTAACAGCGCGGTTACCGTGGACAGCCATCCGAGTAACGCTACGCTTGCTACATGCACCAGCATCACGCAGGCGGGGGACTGCCGTGATCTTTTTACGTTAGGCATCACGCTTTTAGACGGGGGAACCGTAGCGAAGGCGTTTATTCACGAGGTAGAATTAGACTTTACTGGGGAGAAGTTGTTTTCGTTCTCGGACACGATGGTAGAGAACGACTTTGGAATTTTGACGGGAACCTTTTCTCTATTTGGAATCGACGCAGGATTTCACTCAGGGTTCTTTGGACCAAAGTTTTCTGATCCCAGCCTGACGTTTACACATGAGCAGGTTGTAGAGCAGCAGATTCTGGATCAGATCGTGCAAAACGATGTTATAGCGGCTGCGCCACCGGTTCAGATTAACCTTCCCCCTCCTCCGGTTGACTTACCTCCTCCGCCAGCAGCGGCCCCCGTTGTTGTTGCCGTTGCCCCGCAGGCTCCGTCCGAGCCGCCCCCTCCTCCGGAGATTGTGTCTATTCAGATTGATCTTCCCCCACCTCCAATGGAACAGCGGCAACAGGAATCACAAGCTGAAGCAACCATTGAGGCTCAAATAGAACAGGATATAGCGCCTCCCCCTGTAGAGCAGCCTCGCGCACGAGAGCCTGAACCAGAACCGGAGCCCGAACCAGAGCAACCGCAGCAGTCTTCTGAACGAGAGCCCGAACCAGAGGGACAGCCAGCAGAAGCGCAGCCAGAGACTCAGCCTTCCGAGCCTGAACCAGAACCGGAGCCTTCGGTAGAACCCCCGGCAGAGACTAGAGAGGCGCAAGCTCCTCCAAAACCCAAGAGCCGACAGGAAAAGGTTAAAGCAGCGGCTGAAAAGGCGGTTGCAAAGATAGCTCCGTCCCAGAGATACTCAGCAGCGTCTCAAACCACCACTATGGTGGCTATGGGCATGATATCGCCTAAAATCGTGGCTCCAACGGCATTAGTGGACACACCAGGGTTCTTTACGGGAACAAAAGTTCCCGACGGGCCTTCCATGGTTGACCGGATGCAGAATTACACCTTGTTTGGTAGGTCAAACGGGGCGCACAATGCTCTCGTAGAGCTTGAGTGGAGACGCTGATATGGCTGAAGTTGAATTTGCAGGGGTGAAATTCAAAGGCGGCAAGATGGTGGCCGTATTTCTGGCGTTATCTACGCTAGTTGGTGGCTTGTACGGCGCTTTTGAGGTCTACAAAGACTACATGGACATGAAAAAGAAGATTTCGTCGTATTCTGCGCCTGATTTAAGCGGATTTGATAAAAAACTAGCCGTTTTGAATGAAAAGATGGTGGTTTTAGACGGAGAAATGTCTTCTTTAAGGGACAGAACGCAGGAAATACAAGAAATTGTGCGCGATACACGTCAGGATGTGCGCGATGACGCCACCAAACTGTATTCCGGCATTTCTGGCGTAGATAAACGCTCTAGAGTGTTGGACGCAGAGACGAGGGAGGCGTTGAGGCAGGCCGAAAAGACAATTCGTGACATTGTTTCTTCGGCATCAGCGCGTTTTGACGCTAAAATAAACGGTATCGACTCAAAACTAGACGCTTTTGAGAAGCGTCAAGACAAGAAACTCCAAAGGGCTTTGGATAACCCCCTACTGAGGAAGTAAAATGGTACAGAAAAAACTGGAAAAGAACAGCACCCACAACGATCTGGATTTAGATGGTGATGGTGTGGTTTCGGATGCAGAAATTGCCGCTTCTGAAGCGTTGTCTCAGCATGAAAAAGCGGATGCTCAGAGAAGAATGGCCTGGGTCTCTATGGGGTCTATGATAGTGTTTACACTGGCAGTGTTTCTGCCCATCTTTCCAGATGCTCGTATAAAGGCTTTAAGCGACCTGTTTGGCTTGTTTTACATAGGACAGGCTGGTGTTGTAGGTGCTTATATGGGCATGACCGCTTACATGGCGAAAGGTAAGTGATGCTAAAGATCTATCTTTTAATTTTAGTGCTGGGGTTTGTGGGTGGCTCTGCCTACGGAGCGTATTACTATTATAAGGATAGCCAAGACCGCATTCGCATCCTAACCGAGAACACAGCAAAGCTGGAAACAGCAAAGCAGCTTCAAGATGACACGATAAATGCAATGATTGAAGATCGTGAGAAGTTTGAAGAGTTAACGAAAGGTCTTCAGACCAAGCTTAATGCAGCCAACGCATATAAAGACGTTTTGATTAACAAGCTTCGCAAACATGATCTTGCTAAGTTAAGCCTCAAGAAGCCCCTTCTGGTAGAAAAGAAGATTAACAATGGAACATCTAAACTTTTTAAGTCGTTGGAGGCTATTTCTGGCGCTCCCCCTCCTGCCGCTGTTAAGTAGCTGCGCGGAGTTCAAGAAGGTACTCCCGGTTGAGGTAAAAACCGTTGAAGTGGAGCGTAGAGTTCCGATTCAAACTAGACCAAGACAGCTATCTCTCAACGATATCCATTTCTATGTTGTAACGGAAGATACCTACGCCGCGTTTAAGAAGCGGTTTGAAAAAGAAAACGGTGATTTGCTTTTCTATGCAATCAGCGTTCGGGATTACGAAACCCTTGCTTTGAACATGGCTGAAATAAAGAGATTCATAGAACAGCAAAAACAGGTTATAATATATTACGAGAAAGCCGTGGCTCCGAAACCCAAAGTAACCGAAAAAGTTGAAAAGTAATGGCTCGAAAGAAAGAAAAGCCTATCCGTCGGACTACGAAGGGTAAGGGCGCTAACTACCGGAAAACCAGCAAAGGTGCTGGTATGACAAAGAAGGGTGTGGCGGCGTATAAAAAAGCCAACCCTGGTTCTAAGCTTAAAACAGCGGTTACGGGCAAAGTCAAAAAAGGCAGCGCGGCTGCTAAACGACGCAAGAGCTATTGTGCAAGATCTCTAGGTCAGTTAAAGAGAAGTTCTGCAAAGACCCGAAACGATCCAAATTCCCGTATAAGACAAGCTAGACGACGTTGGAAATGCTAAAGGAGAAGTGTGATGGCTAAGAAAGTTGTTAAGAAGCGCGGCGGCGGCATG